TTGGCTAGACATAGAAGACTGCAAGAAAACACCTATGGCTATATGTTATACCGTAGGTTGGCTAGTAGAACATAACGATGATACTATTGTCTTAATGACTTCTGCCGCTAGATGTATGACTGAAGAAGAAATAACGCAAGGGGGTGGCTGTACGGCTATTCCTACGGACTGGGCTACTAAAATAGATTATTTGTTCCCAGAACCAAGAAAAGTGAAGTCAATTGAAGAATTATAGTCTATACTTTGTTTAACAGAATATGCCAGTGGGTAGGCATCCCTCCAGAGCTGCACCGGCCAGCTTTTCCCGCAGTCGGTACTTATTATGGGTAAAGGATCAAAACCAAGACCAATGGAAGTCAGTCGTAAGGAGTTCAAAGAGAACTTCGATAGAATCTTCCGTAAGAAGAAAGACTCAGAGGTTAAGAAGAATAAGAATACTATTCTGCCAAGGAAGTCTACTTAGCAATATTCATAGAGGCTCTTTCTAGTCTTTTTACTACACCGTCATTAGGGTTATTAGACTTTCTTTTCTTATACTCTTTGTGGTCTAACAACTCTGTTGCTGCCTTCCCGTACTTGCCTTCATTAAACAACTTAACCCATTTAGCAGTCTTACCGCTCTTGAGTCTTGTGTCACCACGATAGTGAGTTGACATAATCGCTTCTTGCTTTTCTAAGCTTAGGTCGTCAAAGCCAGGGAACATCTTCTTAGCTTCTTGTAGCTTATCGTCAAAGGCTTCTTTAAACGACATATCAATATACTTGCCGGTCTGACCAACACCTGCTGTTTTGACGTTCTTCTTAGCGATACCAGAGTCAGCAGCGTCATCCTCATAGATGCCATCAACAAACCCTTCTTCTACTACTACGGAGGCTTGTAGGGGCGTTAGATCGCCTTCTCGCTTAACTACCTCACCAATTGCATCAGCGCCGTAAAAGACTCTAGGTTGAGTTGCTGCAAGAATCAAAGGCTGTGCTATCTGCTCGACAACCTGCTCTTGAGGGTTCATCATCGCTACAGTTTGATTGACTAAATCAATGTCCATTATCGTTTTCCTGCCGGTGTGAAGTAGAACCCTATTATAGCGCCCAAAGTGGTAATCGAGACAAGGGAGATATGCCCTGTTGTGATTGAAGTTGTAATTCCCTGATCGACTGGCATCTTATAGAGACCCCACAAGATACTAATTTCTTGGGTTTGCTCAGGGGGGATAAATGTAATGAGTTCGACTGTGGGATAGATTGTACAGAGGATTGAGATGGTTGCAAAATTGAGCATCCCGATAAGAGCAATAATCCTACGAGTAGTCCGAGTAAATATAGTCGCTTCCGGGTCATCGCTGGCATCTCCAAATATTGCCTTCTGGAACTCTATGTCTGCTTGTTTCATTTGCAGATCACGTATTAGCTCTCTCTTTGCTTCTGCTTCTTTAGCCTCGTTACGGCTCTGTACTGCACCACCTAGTATCTTTAGCATGGAACCCATCCCAGTGGCTCCAAGCGTTGATAACAGCATGGTGATTAAACCAAACATTTATTCTTCGTCTTCTAGGTTTACGCTAGGCACTGAAGCTACAGGGACGACTTTTGTTCTAGTAAGATTAAGGACCTCTTTGTTCATTTGTCTTAGCAAAGTTTCTGCTTTGTCTGGATTTTTATTAACAGTAGTAAGCAGCTTTTTCCCTGCTGGAGAAGTAAGGAGTAAAGATAATCCTTTTATGCCGCCTATAATACTAAGACCTCCAACAACGGCAGGTGAAGCTCCAGCAACCGCACCTATAGTTGCCGTACCAGCAGCCAAGCCAGGAACAGAGCCTGCAACTCTTTCTATATTTGCCGCTTGTTGATTAGAGGAAAGCTTAGCCCTAGGGAGCATATTAGCTAACTTAACGTACCCATCGAGAACATCGTTTTCTGCTTTATTAAAAATTACCTTGCGAGACTCACCCATTTTTTTGAGCTGTGACGCAAAAACTGAAGGATCAAATACATCTTTGACCGTAGCTGCTGTGTGAGCATCGCTAAGCACTTGCTGTTTTAACATCTGAACATCATCTAGCTCTATCTTGTCAGTAAGCTTGCGTAGGTTTTTGGTTCCTTTTGCGTTAGGCTTAACAAATGTAGAGTAAATGTTGTCAGCGTTAAATGTAGGGAAGTCATCTGGCTTGCGTATTTTAAGAAACTGACCTTTAGTGTATGGAGCAACCTCTTTAGCGTAGTAAGACTTAGCCTTGCTTAGAGCAGTAGCCGCATCACCACCAACATTGTCTGCAAGCTCGTCTACATCTCTTTGTATGGCCTTAGCCATAGTGTCATAAACTTCTCTTAGGTTTTCATCGCCAGACTTAGAAGCTTGATACCGTAACTTGTTGTATATTTTAAGTTGATTAAAAGCATCATCAAAGCTTTTTTCATACCCACCTAAGCCAGTTCTATTTATAAGCTTTCCAGCTTCATCTTCACCAAAATAATCTTTTGGAAGAAATCGCTTAACCTCATCCATAATTTTCTTAATTTCTGGTGTATTTTGATTTGGCCTTAGCTCTTCAATTAAATCTGCCGCCGCTTCGTTAGCATTATTATACTGAACACTTTTACCGCCTAATGCCTTGCTTACGTTGGCGTAATTAGCATCAGAAACTTCTTTTACTTTTTTGTATTTGTTTTTAACAGCACCAGTCAAGAAGTTGCTTATCTCGTCTTCAGGAACACCATAATTAGCAATCACCTTGTTTGCCGCTTGTTCTAGTGACTCGCCTTGTCTTCGTGCAAAGTCACCAGTCCCAATAAAAGGAACTCGGTCAAGTAAGTTTTCTGTTAATTGCCAAGGTTTAGATTGAGTTAAATCTCCAACAGAAACATCTACGTCAAAGCGCTTAGAAAGCTCGTCAAGCTCTGTAGATATTCTTTCTGAGGCTTTGCCTTTAATCTTGTTAAATCCACCTATAACACCTTCTAAAGCACCCCTACTAAGCCCACCTAAAGCGGCAGCTCCTGCTGCAATACTTAGTCTATTGCCATCTTCATCAACTAACTTAACGCCTTCAAGCGCTCCTAGCTCTACACCAGACTCAACCATTTTTTTATAGATGCTTTTTGCTGAATCAGCTTTTCCTGTAGGGCTTGCAACAAGTAAAGCTGTGTCTGATAAAACGTCACCAAAGAACGATGCAACAGGGCTATCTTCTGTAAGAGCTTTTTGTTGTTTTGTAAATTCAGACATCGTGCCTGTGTAATCTTTAAGTAGATCATCAGCACCGGGTATACCAAACTTAGAAGCGCCTTCTAGCGCCATCTGATTTAATCCTGCTCCCACTTCTAAAGCGTTTATTCCAAAAGCCCTGGAGAAGTCAGAAAAAGCACCAGTTTCTTCAGGCGCTTGCTTAGCAAAAAGGTCTTGATATTTTTCTTCGACATCTAAAGCTACAGATTCTTTTAGACCAGAAGCAACATCATTGTATTGCTGAGTGCCTTTTAAGTGTTCGTTTTCGTTAATCCATTCTGCCAACTGAACAGCAGCCATCTTGTTTTCAATCTCAGACATTTTATTTACCTAATTGCGTTTAAGGCTTTTTGCACAGTTTCGTTGTCAGAAAGAAGTCTTTTTCTGTTTGCAGTTTTTAGTCTTGAGTCTGCCGACATATTAAATTGTTTTAAGTCAGCAGATGGTATTCCTGTAATGTCTTCCTGTTTAAAATTATCTCTTTGATATTTTCTCCAAGCCTCCCCAGAAGCCATACCGCTTTCATCTTGAGCATCAAAAGATCCATACTTGTTATACCAATTATTATAAAATGTTTCTTTTTCTGCCAATACTCTAACGGCAGCTTTTTTGTTTGCTATGATTGCTCGGTTTACTGCGTTACTGTAATTTAAACTTGGTTGTATTTCTAAGCTTACTTGTAGCTCCCTTTCGGTGTCAGAACCACCAAATGATCTAAGATTTTCTATACCTTGACGCTTTCTATAAGTCTCAAATAAATCTCCAAATTGAGCTTGAGTCTCAGCTCCTTCAGTTTGAGGTATATCAACTCCTAACAAGTTTTCAACTCCTTCGACTGCTGAGCCAAAACCTCTTTGAAGCCCAGTCCCTCTGCCAGTTTTTATTCCTTCATCTAGCAATTGAGACATAGAGTCTAAAGATTGTAATACTGGCTCTGCTTCGTTTACGCTTTCTCTTAGCGCTTGACCAAAATCAGCATCAGCCTTAGACCTATACCTGTTTGCTCCTGGTGCCACTCTCATTTGACCAGTTTCTTGATCAAATATAATAGAACCGCCTTCTGCTCTTGGCCTAGAAACTCTTGCTTCCTGCTCTTGAGATAAAGGTGTTCCGTCAATAAATACAGTTTCACCTTGATAATTTTTAAACACAGGCTGGCCAGCTAAATAGACTGAAGGAACTCTGTCTAATTTTTTCTCTGCTGCTCTTTGTTTGGTTGCCTGCATAGCTTGATCTTCTAATGCTCTTTCTTCAGCAGAAACTGCTCTCTCTTCACCAAGCATTGCTCTGCGCTGAGTAAACCGATCAGACAAGCCTTCTTGTTGTAGTTTTAGCTGCTCTATCTGTGACCTAGCTTGAACCTGCTGTTCTTTAATATTAGCCGCCCTTGATGCTTGCATAGCGCCTACGCCTTGCCCAAGTGATTCCGCTAGACGAGAAGATAGGTCTCTAGTAGAGTCTCCAGCAGCAAGCTTTAAACCAAAGTTAACCATAAAGGCTCTTTGTGCCTCAGATGGGTCTTTAAAAAACTGCCCAATAGTTTGATTTTCTTGTAGCAGACGAGACTCAGGACGTTTAGACGCTAGTTCAGAAAAGTCTGACATCGCAGATTGCTGTCTCTTTCTAAGCTCTTCCTGCTGGTTTATAAGCGCCTGCAACTCATCAAGCCCTGACCTACCAGCGGCTTGAGGTTGAGCAGTAATGCCAGCTTGCCCAGCAATATCAGGCATACTGAACTCTTGAATTAACTGATCTAAATAACTTGCCATCTTATACTAATCCTGCCTCTGATAGTTTCTGGTACATTAAAGCCATCTCTTCTTCTTCCATAGACCGCTTTGACTCATCAAATAAGCCTTTAGATACAAATCTAGGACCGCTATCCATTCCAATAGACTGTTCAACAGTTGGTACATCGCCAAAGCCACCGGGTTGAGTCAAAGGAGCCATAGATGGTGCTGGCGCTTGTTGTTGACCGCCGCCTCCTAGCGCTGATACAAACATCATTGTCTCCAAAGGTTTTGCTTTAGCTGTTGCTAGGAGTTTTGCTCCAGGACTTAAAGCTATTTTTTCAGTAATAGGATTTGTTATACTACCTACAGCAGAATCTAAAGCGGCTTTGTTTGCAGTATTTTGAGCTTGAAATGCGCTAAAAGTATTTGTAGGTGTAGTTAAGCTAGATCCTGTTGCGGGATTTACATTCAAGCCTAAGTCAGCGGCTGAAAATAATGAATCAGCACCGACAGTTGAGGCTGCATTTGTAGGAGGAACTATAGCCGCCGTAGAAGCTTTTGCTGCTGCTGCTTTAGATGCCGCCTCTTTTGCTGCTACGTCTGCTTTTACCGCCGCTGCTTCTGCGCCAGTACCTGTCTGTTGAGCTAAAACACCCGTTATAGGATTTGCCGCTGCCGAAGCTCCGCCAGTCGCTGCCGCTTTAGTAATTCCTGCTCCTGCTGCACCCGCACCTGCTCCTGCCCCAACTCCTGCCGCCGATAGGCCGCCAGCACCCAAACCACCCAGCAAAGCACCTTTAAGAGCGCCTTTTAAAAGGTCTTCATCTTTATTCTTAGCTACGTTGGCGCCAAGAGCTGCACCGCCTATCAACATAGGTATTAAAAACGCTGGTAAAGCCATTGTATTATCCTTTTGCTTTTAATATTGTTGGGTTCATTGCTTGACCAGACGCTATCTGATCCATACCTTTTGTTGCTAAGCTTTGTAGTAAGCCTTGCCCTGTAGGCACAACACTTAAAGTGGGTGTATTTGTCTGTAAACGCTGTAAAATGCCAGGAAGCGCTTGCTGTGCTCTGGACTCGTAAGTGCCAGCACCAAACAATTTACGAATTTCAGCAGCTTTTTCTGCGGCAGTCATTTCAGGGAAAAATGCAGAACTAGATGTGTTTTTAGGAAAAAATACTCTTGAAACACCTAAGTCTTCTTTGTTTTCTATTCCGGATCTAACGCCTGAGCCAGCAACTTTAAAACCAATTCCCATAATATATTCCTACTTTGTTAATCCGTAACCAGCCAGAGCAAGGCCTGCTAACTGAGCAGCATCTGTACCGCCACCGCCACCGCTAGTAGTGCCAATTTGACCTAAGTTAATACCAGTAATGCGACTAGCTAAGCGATCAAGTGCTGTCTCTGGAGCTTGTTGCTCAAAGGCAAAACGCTGTCTTTCTGCATCAATAAGTGCTTGCTCATAGCCTTGTTGCTGTGCACCTACTGCTGATAGGGTCTGAGAAGGCGCTAGAAGGCCTCTCTGGGCTGCTGGGAGGGCAGACATTGCAGCTAGTTGGTTTCTTAGCATCGCCTGTGTAGCGGCTCCTGCGGTCGACTCAGCAGCTTGCTGTTCTTGAATGCCTTGACGGCTACCACCAAATGCACCCTGACGAATAGCTTGACTGCCTATTCCGGGCAATATCTGGCTTTGTAGTTTGGCTATAAACGGATCCATTACTGCTTGAGACTGAGCAGACATAGGATCAAGTGCCGCAGCAACTGATCTTGCACCTGCCATGCCTAAGCCAGCTTGAGGAGCCGCCGCACCTAATGCTGCTTCCTGTGCCGCAATAGTGTTAGGTGACTGTGCCGCAACCGTTTGACCAGGGAAGTATTCCATTGGCCCCTGTTCAAATGCGCCTTGTGATAGGCCAAATAACTTAGTTAACGCCCTTTCCTGAGCTGGAAATGGTCTAGTTGTTGTTGTTGTATCTCCGCCGCCGCTTTTACCGCCCATATCTTAATCCTCATATACCTTTGTCATTACTGTGTATTTTTCTTTAAATTCTGGAAATACTTTTGTCCAACCTTTTCTTGCATACATAACAGTTTCGGTTGCACCTAATTCTTTAGCCCACTTTTCACATATTTTAAGAGTTTCTCTAAAGTCTTTTAAAACCTTTGGGTCATCTGCTGCAACAAAGTTTATCTGCAATACAGTTTTTTGTGGGTTGATTTCTACTTTTGTAATAGCAGACATATCAATATTCCCTTCTTGGCTCACTAAAACCCATAAATCAAACTGCTTTAACATTATAAGATGGTACATATCCTTAATATCAATGTAACCTTCTGATCTTAATATTGCTTTTTCTAGCATCGGCGCACATAAGTGCCAAACTTTGTTTAAATATTCTGGTTCTATTTTAACTAAATCCTGCTGCATTTCTCTCCCCTCTTAATTTAACCTATCTTAACCCATGCACTACCTGTATATCTATACAGCCCTTCTGAACCTGATCCAACCCATGTAACAGTTCCATCACTATAAGCAACTAATCCCTTGTCTTTATTTGTCACTACAGGTGGATTTCCTAAAGGAATAAACGTAATGAGAGTCTTCATGTCGTCTATTTTTTGCTGAAGATCCCTTAGCTCCTCCTCAAGCGCTACCCGGTCATACTCCTCTGGCAAAGTAGCCATCTATCTTTCGCCCTCAAACCGACCCTGTATAACCATATCAGTTATCTTCCAAGTATCATCATTAGCTTCGCTTGATATATTTAAATGTATATATCTACCAGCAACCCTTACTGGAAAACTTTCAAATGTGTCTTTAACAACAAACTGATCTGAGCTAACTGGATTTTCAAAATCAGGCGTTGCGTCTATTGTGTTGGTAAAAGCAATCTTTACAGTTGGGCTACCATTTCCTTCCTTTCCTACACGCAAAGCAGAAACTTCTTTTATCCTATCTGCATTGTTGAAGTCATGTGCTTTTGTTGTTGCAGATACAAAAGAGTTGGATAAGTCTGTTCCTTCCCCTTCAAAGTAAAATTTACCGCTAGTATCAGCAGAAAGAGCGCTGTCAAAAACATCTGCTGACTTATATACCGTAACTGACCCATCTCTCATGCCCCACTGACCAGTATTGTAGTTGTAGTACAGCTCTTTAGAAACCGTATTGTTGTTTAATGGAACAGACCAAACAACTTCATTCTCTTTGCTATTATCAAAAGCTTGTGTCAAGTAAACGCCATTTTGACTAACATTGTCTCTAAAGAATTTATTAATGCTTGATTGGTTTCCTATAAGCTGACTAGAGGCTCCATCCGTTACAAAAAAACCATCCCTAGATAAGCCATAATTTTTTCTGCCAACAGACACTACAGAGTGCGGAGATACTGCCCCTATATCGCCCTCTAAGGCTAACTTATAGCCAAATATGTTTGGAAGCCCAATATAGGAAACAATAAACATTTGATTTTGTGTGTAAACTGCTAAGTTATTACCTAGCTGAGTAACGCACATTATTTCACCGTTAGCTTCTCTTATTTGCAAATTACCTGCGGTGTTTGTTGCGCTTCCAACCCAAGAGTCTAAATCATCCGCACTGCACCAAGAAAAACTTGTTTTAAAGTCATCTGCCGCTGTACTGTAGTTAAAGGCAAGCATATGCGGGCCTTGACTCTTAAATATTTTAACTTTTGTATAGTTAATATCTGGTTCCGTAACTGTGACTGTAACCGCACCTGACCTTGTTGGGGAGCCTGATGGTATCGCCATAGTAATTACGTCACCATTAGCATATCCAGAGCCAAAATTTGTAACTTCTATAGCTTTAACAGTTCCAGATTCAACCTCAGTAACCTTTGCTGCAAAGTTACTTCCTCCGCTAGGGCTAACGCTTGCTTGAGCAAGAACGTCATCAACAGCGTAATTAGCTGTTCCTGGATTAGTAATAGTCCCGCCACTTACTTCGTCATTAAAAAAAGTATTAAATATAACATTGTTTTTCTTTATTACTGGCTTTCCTTGTCCTCTAGCACCTACAACAAAGCTGCCAAATGTTTCAAAAACCCATGTATCCGGAAAGTTAGAAGAGATGTCCCAAGTTGTTTCTGTGGAATCCCAAGTTGTAGGTCTTGGTGGTGTTAGCTTTGAAGATCCGCTAGTGCTAAATGTTTCATCCTTTGTTAGACCTGAGATGTTAAAATAAACCTTTAGGTCATTTAAAGCGCCTCCAACAGGAGTAACAAAAGTATATGTTGCAGGATTGCTTCCACCGTTATTAATATCAACGCTAGAGGTGCTCCCAGTTCCTAACCCGGCAATAGAAAATGTATCTCCTGGAGACATCCCATGAGGGCCACCAAAAGTTAACTCTACCTCTGTAGTCTGAGTCGCCTTGGCTGATGTTACAACAAATTCAGATGCAGCATCCCAATCGGTAGCGCTTAAATCTTTTATTAAGTTGTAATCAGTTCCAGACTCTACTACAGACCTAGTTACGTCAGTGTTAGACCTATAAGAATATATTTTATTTCTATCAGCAATGTAAGCTACTTTGGTGTCAAACTCATTTGTAGTAGCAATACCCCTTATCTCAGAGGTTGATGATGTTGGCGAAGCAGATATGTCTTTAATTAGGCTTCTTCCAGCCTTACGCTTCATGCCAAACTCGTCATATTGAACACCATTGACCTCATCCCAAAATGGAATGTTTCTGTCAAAGGTATCAGGGTAAACTCCAGTTCTTAACAATTCTGAAGCGTCAAACTTAAACCCATTTTTTTTATCAGTTTCAAATGGCATATTTAACCTTAAATTATTGGTTATCGCTTCTTGATAATTCTACCCAGTTTGTACCATCACTACAAAGAAGGGTTATAGAGTCATAGCCGCCGCCACCCATAGCAAAATCACCATTAATTTTTAATGTTCCGCCATCTTTTACAGTAATAGTGTCAGTGCTTTGCGCCCTTAAAGTAATGATTTTTCCTTGAGTTCCGTTATTGATCGTAGTCAAGTCATCAGTAGTTCCTGACTCGGCTGCAACAACATGAAACTCTAAAAAGGCAGTTATAGCGCCAGAGGATATTACTGCTTTACTTACTCCCGAAAATGCTACAGACTTATCCCAGTTGTTATCTCCAACCCAAAACCCTTTGGCTGATGTAAAAACCATGCCAGAAAGAACCCCAGTATCAGCGCCAGTATTTAATGAGACATTGCCTTTTATATATCCACCATTTGTCACACCTGTTCCAGAAGTACCCATGTCAATGAGTTTTCCGCTTGAGTTTGTTATGGTGTCAAAAACATTATTACAGCAAACAAATGTTTTGCTTCCAGATCCGTTATCAATAGCACTACCGCCAGCTAAACCCCTAAAAGTGTTGTCACAAATTTTAACATCAGCAGTTGTGTCGGCAGTTGTTGTCCCACAAGTTATACCATTGCCAAGGCTAGAGTTGCCAATATCTTCAATTAAATTGTCTTTGATTAATATTGTGTTACTACAGTCTTGATGGGATATAGCAGTATGACCAGAAGAAGAAACAGTAGTATCTGCCATTCCTCCTTTTATGATGTTTGTGCTAATAATTACTCCATTTAGCTGGCTTACCTGAATTGCTCTTTGACCAGCATTTTGAATTATATTTCCTGTAATCAAAACATTACTCATAGTTTGATCGTCTGCAATATTAGATCCCTCAACAACAATAGCTCTGTTAAGATGATTTATAGAAATATTGTTAGAAATAATAATATTATCATCAACATTATCTGGTTGTGTTCCAGAAGCAATTCCATTTATTACAATGTCACCACCTATGTTACCTGTTGTAGATGCCGTTCCTCTTGTAGTATCTGAACAAATGTTATTAGTAATTATCATTTGCCCTGAGCCAGCTTTACCAGAAATACCTCTACCATAACTGTTTGCAAGCCTATTTCCAGATATTACAGAATTTTTTACTCCAGAATAAAAATCAATACAACCTAAAGTTCCATCTTCTGTTGACCTTCCAACGTGCTTAAAGTCATTGTTACATATAAAAAGTTCATTAGGGCGCGTAAAAGCACCTTGACTTGTTTCTTCATCATGCACTATGCCAGCCCTACCTTGCGCTGGGGCGCTTGTTAAACCTGTATCAAAAGTGCAACCATAAATAAATGCAGAAACCCCACCCCTTAAATATACATACCTTGGGCCATAAGCATCTCCACCGGCTTGAGATCCACTAGCTAACGAACCACCATAAAAATAACTTTCAGAAATATAAAGCTTAGTAACTGAGTTATCTAAGTCATTATCACACTGAATAAGAATATCTGTGAGGCTGCCATTGCAAAAAGTACAGCTATTAATGCTTAGTACTCTTGGCGTTTCCCTTGAGCTTATTGTAGTTGCGTCAAATCTAATTGCTCTATTAGAACTTGTAGCTGACTGATTTGCATAATTACCATCAAACTTGATATTCTCAAATTTAACTTGAATAGCGGCAGTGTTGCTAAAAAAAGTATTAGCGGCTGTAGATGCTTTCATTAAAAATATGCTGCTATCACCCTCTCCCCTAATAATGACATCATTGCTTATTGTTATTGCTGAGGATATTAAATAAGTTCCAGCAGGTACAAATACTACTCCTCCTGAGTTTACTGCATTTTGTATAGCAGTTGTGTCGTCAGTCGTACCATTTCCAACAGCATTAAAATCTTTTACTGATTTAGTAGCATCTTGTAAAGCCTCAATTTCATCTTTAGCATGGCTAAAGTTGTTCCTAACATCTAATGTTAAGGCTGTACCTTGGGCTGGTTTACTTATGTCGATTGATGATGTCATTAGATTAATGGGCCTCCGTTAACGGATATACTTTCATCTTTAATTCTGCCTCTCACAGAGCCTTGTCGAGAACGCCTTGCTTCCATATCAGCTATTCTTTTAGCTGTCTCTTGTGCAAAGTATTGAACTCTGTTGTCGTCTTTTAAATAAACATACGCTTCTTGAAGGGTAGCATATAAATAAATATCTTGTATGTTGATTGTTGATGTGTCTGTAGCGCTTGTAGTTTCATCGCCATCAAAATCTGAATCAGCAACATAAACTATTGTGTAAACTTCTGTGTTTGTTGCGCCTGGATCTGGAGCCAAAAGAATACTTTTCCCTCTAAGCGCGTATCTAACATTAGCTCCGCTTTCTGATGAAAAGTTGTAAACCTCATCAATTGTAACAGGTTCAACTAATCGGCCTTTAGAATCTGTAACACTAATAACATATATAGTGTCTGAAGGAAGGTCGGTAGCAAAGGCTATTGGTGTTATGGTGCTTTCTTTGTTTTGCAAAGGAATAGATAGCTGTCTATTTACATTTCTTAAAGCCAAAGTAATGAAGTCAGGTATCTGTGAAGATAAGTCTGATCTATTTAGCCAGTCTGCGACTGAAACTTTTAAATCTCCTAGTGTGCTTATTGCCATTACAGTCTCGCTGTTGTGGTTTTCATATATGGGTAATGTGTTTCTATTAGTTTAAACACATACTTCCAATCTACATGGGATCCCATTATATCAACCCCATGTTCATTTTTTAATTTCATAACATCAGTCATAGATAGGTCTAGTATTTGATGATAATCTTTTTTAGGATCAAATTTAATCCAGTCGTTTGTTTCGTTTTGCTTTCTTTTGTTGTCTTCTATTAGCTTGGTAATGTCTTCTTGATAGTGCTGGAATATGCCTTCCCCATCAGTATAGGTATCTTCCAATATTCCTTGATTTAACTGTCTATCAATCTTCTTCATCTCTCTCCTACCATTTAACTTTGTTAGCCCAGTAAGCCGCTGACATAGGGCCTCTGGCTATATTCTTACGGTGACGAGCCTTGAATGACGCTCGTTTCTTCTTCATTGCTTCTGACTCACCCTTCTTAGGCTTACCAGCAGTCTTTGCTCCCTGCTGACCAAAACGTATTGTCTTGATCTGACCACCTGACTTTGCCACTACAATGTGCGACTTAGTAGGATGATTAGGTGTTCTTTTAGGCTTGTTGTAACCAGAAACCCCGGCTCTTGCAAGCCTAGGATCTGTCTTACGTTTTATTCTAACTTTAGCCATTACTTTTTCTTAGCTGTTTTCTTTGCTTGCTTAAATGCTTTTGCAGTCGGTGCTCCTTTAGTGCCAGGTTTTCTCATTTTCTCACCGCTACCTGCTTTAATTCTTTTGCGTTTAGCATTAATGTTTGCGTATAAACCTTTTTTAGCCGGCATCTTTATTTCCTTGTTTTTTTCTTAGCTTTAGCTGACAAATCTTTAAAATGAAATAACTTTACGCTAGTTTTAGTATGGCTTTTATTACTGTGCAATGTTCCATCAGCCATTTTATGCGTTGAGCCTTTGTGTTCTGTTCCATCTCTTTTATAATGCTTAACACCTTTCATTAATATCCCCTTTTCTTTTTGTTAGTAGCTGCGCGTCCTCCACGCTTGGGAAGAGCTTTAGTGCTTTTACTTTTCTTTTTAGTTTGACGACTTGGTGTTTTCATTTTCATAATAACTTCCTAGTTACAGGAAAAGGGAGCCGAAGCTCCCCGTCCTTTACTTTGCTATTAAGCTACAGAGTAATGTGCTGCGTTAGCATTGCCAGAGTAAGCTTCAAGAGTGTAGTAGCACTCAAGTAACTTCTGCTCAGCAGATGCTTGTGTAGCAATGTCAGTGGTGTGAATTTTCTTACCACCGCCAAATGCTAATCCCCAAGAAGACATATCCAACACATAAAGAGTGTTTGCTTTCATATGCTTGTTAGGAATAACAGCCATAGGGCCAAACTGAGACTGGTAAACAGAAACTCGGTTTACGATTTCGCCAGTGCTGCTATTGGTAGTTACATCTGTAGCCATGCCTAAGCCTGGGCCGCTAGATGCAGTTGCTCGTAAAGATGCAACAGCAGCGGCAGAACCCATTAACTTAACATTGTTAAAGTCACCAGACTCATTCCATACTGCATCAATAAGACCGCTTAATTGAGCAGTAGTTAAAGTTGCCGCTGTACCAGGAACAAGCTGAGTACCAGCGCCATCAGTACCAGTGTTTGGAGCGCCGCCACCTGAACCGCCTACAACTTGGTTTGCTGCCGCAGAAATCCAGTAAGGAACACCACCAGAACGACCAGCAGCAGATGCAGTAGGAGCAACTTTAGTGTTACGAGTTGTACTTGCTGTGTAAACCGCTAAGGTTTGCTTCTCAATGTCCATTTGAAGCTCTTTACCTAACTTCATTAGCTGGTAAGCCATTTCTTTGCCGGGTACGCCAGCACGATCAAACATTTCAGCTTTTTTGGTTACTGAAACAGTTTTGCTTGCAATTTGAACAAAGTTGCCTAATCGAGTACGGCTTGATCCAGCAGCCGAGCTAACAACTTCTGCTTCGATAGTTTCGTTGTTACCAACAGAAGCAGCAAAAGAGTCAGTTAACCATTCGTGGTTATCTGCTGTAGCAGAACCAGTTTTAATGCCAGAAGTGAATGGAGTTTGGTAAGGTGATACGTTGAAAATGATGTTGCCTAAGTCTTCTCGGACGTTATTAGCGTCTTCTAAGACTTTTGCAGATGTTGAAGTAATTGTAGCCATGATAATTTACCTATTTAAAAGAATCGAGAATTAAATCTACGGCAGATTCTTTGCTAATAGACCCATCAGCTTGTACAGCTTTTTGGACTCTAGCGCGTTTTGCCGAAGCCTGTTTTTCCGCACGACTCTTTGACGTTCCTTTCCTTATAACAGTTTTAGAAGTCTTCTTCTTAGGAGCTTTACTTTCAGCAACCTGTTTTTGCGATTGACTAGCCATTGCAGCATCGTGTAACACCTTTAACACAATAGCGTCATTTACAGTATTAAGCATCTCAGGGTTACCCCCAATGCTCTGGAAATACTCAGTCATCACATTTACTTTCTGAGTCGCAGTGTTTTGATCTGCGAAACCAGGCTCTAATTGAATTAACAATTCTGCCTGTTGTGCTGATTGAGCCTGTAACTGCTCTGCTTGTTGTGCTTGGTATTGCTCTGATACTTTGCTAGCTACACCGTTTATTTCAGATTCCTTTTGTTCATAAAGAACCCTTGCCTCTAAAGCTTGTTCATAAGCATAGGGATCTGACTCTTTTAACGCTAAAAGCTCTTGAGTTGTGTGGGTTGGTCGCTGACCGTATACCATTGCTTGAGCCACCTCTAACAGCCTTGCTGTTTCTTCGAGAGATGTGTTTCGCTCCGCCTCAAAAGATTTACGCTCGTCAGATAACGCCTGAGTCTTACGAGTATAATCACCCTGCATCAATATGCCACTCTTGATCTTTTCAATATCATCAAGACCGTTCTCATTCAAGAACTCTTTGGCAGAAACTAAATAATCGTATTCGCTGTCGTCAAGCTCGATGTCACCAGACATTTCTGGCTCATCACTCTCTTCCAACTCATCGTCTTCAGTTTGATCGAGTGTTTCTTCCACTTCGTCTTCAAGGTATTCTTCTTCAAATTCCTCTTCTAACTCAGCTTCAGGTACAGAATCATTCTCAATTTCTCCTAAATCTTCTTTAGGATTGATCATGCCCAATATTGCTTCAAGTCCAGCAGTTTCTGTAATTGGGTCGTTAATAGAGAGTTCCGAAGAATTGTTCTCATTTGTATTGCTCATTTTAATATCCTTTAAGGGTCGGCTTTGCCGTTATCCTTTGTTAAGTGATAATTTTTGGTTTGTTTTTTTGTAAATCTAGGTATTGCTGAAGAGTTGGTGTGTGAAATAACTCGTCAGTAAACCCATCTACCTCTTGTAACGTCAACTTAGTAAACGCCACTCCTCGCATCCAGTTAACCAAATCACCAGATACGATGTAATACTCTTTATCTTCCTCGGATTTGTTTTCCGAGTGTTTCTCGTTGGTTTGCATACCACTCCAAGTTCTCTTTTAAAGCCTTAACTACCTTAACCTCTCTCCAAAGAGCTTCACCTAATTCGGGTGTTTGCACTCCAGAAAAAGCCCTGTATAGATTATCTTCCATCTCCTGAAAAATAAACTGTACTGCGCCATCCTCAATAAGCCTTGCGGCTGCGTTTGCTACTTTTAACTTAGTGTCGTTATTTGCGCTCTCACTAACAAGACTAGTTACCAATCTTGACTGCTCTCTCACTGCGTGCCTCCAAGTTAAGTTCCGCTAACTTAAATTCGTTCTCATCTTCATGCTCTCGCACTTTAAGCATGAATTGTTGCTCTTTAAGGGCCAGCTCTTGCCTGTCTAGCTCAAGCTTGGCTCTCTCTATCTCTACCTGCGCCATTAACGCCTGTTCTTGCGCTGATGGTGGCTGTGGTTCAGGTTGCCCTGTAAACTCAGCAGGTGGCTCTGTGAAGTACCTACCGTGTGCGCTCTTATCATACAGTCTTACCATATCTTCTTGCAACTGTACAATCTGCTGTGGTGTAACAGTAACTCCCATGCCGCCAGCGCTAAGCATAGCTTGTTGTGCGGCCATAGTTTGTTGCATATGGAATAACTGCTCAGTCTTAGATCCGTTGCCTAAACCGACAAGAACTGTAACGTCTTTTCTTGCGTGCCAGTGTCTTGGGTCTACCTCTACAAACTTGTTGTCTAGCCGGAATATAGACTTGTCATCTGAATAAGCTATCTCTAGCTCGTAGATACCCATAAAGACTTTGCGTAAAAATTCACCAAACTCTCTCGCTATCAAACGAACTCTAGCTTGGCGCTTAGATAAAACCTGGCTAACTGCGCCCGCCGCTGTGTTGCCATGCAAAATATCAGGGCTGATAGAGTTATCAGTAGCGCCTACATTCTGCTCTAACATCTGATCAGCAATACCCATCATGTTGTAAGTATGCTGGCCAAATGAAGGTTGTTGAGGGAATGAGATAGCATTGGGATGCTTGACGATGTAAGGCGCACCGGGCTTACTGCTCATTACTGAGTCTAGGTCTACTTGACCCTCTACGATAACAGGACGACCATTGTTAAGGTTGTACTGGTTGTCTAGCTGGTTACGCCAAAGTGTACTCTTAACCTTTTGTAGTGGAGCCGCTGCATCAGCAGGGCAAAGACCTGTCAATCTGTGTGGAATGCGGATAGGAGTCCATATAACAAAAGGTATCTCATCTACTTCTTCTACATTAAGGACAACATTGCCTACTTTGCAGATTTTAACAAGCTCGTCATAGTCGTCTTCATCACGATCATACCGCATATAAATTTCGTGCAAATCGTAAACAGGACTAATATTGTTGTCATCATCATCATAATAGTTATCGCCGTCAAAATCCCTAGCAATTTTTTCAGGAGAGTCATATTCGTTATATCCAGAAGATGTCGCTGCTTTTTCAACCTTATCTGCATCAAATCCCATTTGCAGGAGGTCGCTTTTAGAAACTAACTTTCTTTGCCTTACATACTTGGCTTCTTCGACGCTAACTGCGCTTCGATCTATTGCAAACTCTTCAGGCGGAATTACTTCTATTTTTGTTTCGCTTTGAGTCTTAGTTCTTAGCAACTTACCGCTGTAAACACTTAATTGTGTTAACTCATCAATTGCTTCTTCAAACTCAGTGATTTCTACTTCTGGATCTGCCATCAAAATAGCAAATGCAGCTTCTGAGACCTCTTCAAAGCTATGGTTGGTTACCATGTCTTCCATATGCCGCCAGCGTTTAATAACACCTTGACGCTGAAGAAGGCCGTCCATTAATGAGTCCAAGATTGCGCTAAAGCCATCGTTTTGACGATAGAACACATATCGAACATAGTCGGTTGCTTGTTGTGCGCCTTCTACGTCTTCTGGGCCTTCTGGCTCGAATCTAACAGTTTCATCGTCTGCAATGAAAAGCTCGGCAACATCGGCTTTGATATTCTCAACAGTCTGATAGACTTCTCTGGTAACGATTTTCGAGTAGCCGTCACGTTCATTCCCGTATCGCTCACCAAGATAGTAATCAATAAGATCAGCGCGAGTTTGCGCTGCATCGCTGTCCATGTGGTCAGATACATTGTCTTCGTATGAGTTAATTGCGGTTAATAAGTCTTTGTTGGAAACTGCCATTATGTGACCCAGTTGTAGTTGTTAGTTTCCTCGGTTTCCCAAGGTCGCCTTTTCTTGTTTGACTCAGATGCCTGTGCAAACCTTTGACTCTGGAATGCGTATCGTGTGGCAGACATCAAGTCGTCTTCTTTGTCTACTATCTTACCGTTATCACCAAAATGATAAGTCCCGTATTCCTGCTGCCAAAAGTGACAACTCTGAAATACTTTAAATAATCCTTTCTGCATTGCTCTGGTCATTGCAGTAATACCAGCAGAAATCTTTATATCTCCCTTAGTTTGCGATATATCAGGGGGATTTGTAAAGTGTTCTGGTAGAAAGTTAACTCCTTCCTGCCTGTACTGCTGTGCCATTGAATCGCCGCCATCAAAAGTCCTGTTTCCATCATGCGGCCAGGCTATAGGCGGCTGGTTCGGTCTAGCTCTTATCGCTATGGCGTGTTCGACTGCGGTCTGACGAGACTCTCTGTATTCGTCAACTATATAAAAGCAACCGTTCTCTGGGTTAATCGCACCCCATACAATCGCTGTAGGGTGATCAAATCCAAAGTCAATGCCGCATATTCTAAGCCAAGAATCAGGTATGTCAAAGTCCTCCACTACCAGCTTCTCAAGCGAGTAAGGGAAGACCATGCCTCTACCAAATACAGGCTGACCCTTTGTACGCATCTCCCTTTCGTTAGGAAGGTACTGCGCTAGGATCTGCTCTTTTGCATCTTCATCAAGGTGCGGCGCTTCGTCCCACCCTGCTTGTATTAAGAACTGGCCTTTCTTCCTGTCTTTCAAGAACTGATTAATAACAGGAGTCATGCCGCTCTCAGGAGTAAACGTCATCATAACGTAACCCCTTTTATCCAACGTCCTTGTCAGACACTGGGTATATATATTCTGTGCTGGTTGCTCGTCTAGCCACACCCAGTCTAATGATGAACCCATGAACTTTTCTTCGCCCATTTCATAGGACTTAAAAGATAGTACCGACTCACCTATGTGTACGCCAAAAGCATTGTGAAACTTGACTACAATACTTTCTACTGCGTTTGGTATCTGAGGCTTTCTGACGACATCTACAATGCAGTCTTTAGGTATTGCTCCAGACCCTCTTAGTTCTAAGTTGACAGGATCACCCAACAGCTCTTTCTGTAAGATGTCTCTTGTCGTAACCGTACTAGCACCAGCGGCCCAAGCGTTGATTGGCTTGGTAAACCGCTTTCCTGTCCACCAGTCAGGGTATTTCCCTGTTAGGTGGCACGCTGTAATTCTAGCGCCAGTATAGGTTTTTCCTACCCGGTTGCCCGCCATCGCTAGGCACTGATTGTTCTCTTTTGTCGCATTTGCAAGGATTTCCTGCCAGCCATACGGACTCCATTGGGCGATAGCGTTAAACTTTCGCCTTTCCTCTCTCTCCTGCATTAACTTAAGGAGTTTCTCTTTTTCAGCCTTGCTTAAGTTGTTTGACATTAGTGGATGATTCAATCAGCTCAGATAGTTGTTCATCAAGTTCCGCATCAGAAAGGTCAGATACTGTTTGGTTAAGATTAACTTCTTTCGGTTTATCGTGGCCTGTTCTGTGCAGAACGTCTTGTGCCGCCTTTAGGCGAATCTCTGGTCTAACATCTGGGTTTACCATGATGTCTTCAATGATCTTGGTAGCTAACGAGGCAACTTGATTTTCATCAACAAGATCATCACGTTTCTCTTTAATAATTTCTTTTAGGTCTTTGTATAAGCGATAGGCGTTACCGTTATCCGGTGCATATCCCGCTAGCCTAAAAGCATCCATTACAGTCATCTTTGTTGGATCCCGGCCTTCGTGATAACCACGAGCCATTAGATCAACAAACTTTTCCTGCTGCTTAGTAAGCTTTCTTTTCTTTTGTCGTTTAATCATTAATCAAAAAACACTTGTATAGCTGTGCTTGTTTCTGATTTTACAACTCTAAATATTGAGTCTCCAGCGCCGCGAGCAGTAACGACTCCAGTGTTTTTACCATTTTCAGCTAAAATACCAACATCTGAAAAAGATGATCCGCCAGAATTTTTTATTTGAAGCAAAAGATGTTCGCCGCCGCCGAAGCCTGGAAAGACAAAAAATGCTCTTGAAGATCCAGTTGATAGTGTAAACTCAGCTCCGTTTTCTGCTGCT